GACTTGCGTATGCCTGCTCAATTGATTCTGGCTGCTTTTCAAGTGCTTATTGAAATCGCTGAGAAGTGTGGAACTTACACTGAGGATGATTTGACTATTATGCGTGGCGTTGCCACGGAAGTCGCTTACTCGTGTGTTGCTTATAATGGAGATTTGATTATTCACTGTGGATCTAATCCTTCGGGACAAAATCTCACTGTGTACATTAACTGCATCGTTAATTCGTTGCAACTTCGTTGTGCTTATTTCCATCTTTGGCCTGCTGCTGAAGGTCCCCCTTTGCCTTTTCGCTGTGTTACATCTATGATGACATATGGTGATGACGTGAAAGGATCTGTTGCTAAAGGTTATGATTGGTTTAATCACATTTCTTATGCCCAATTCTTACAGGAAAGGGATATGGTGTTCACGATGCCTGACAAGACATCTGATCCAACACCTTATATGTTAGATAAGGATGCTGACTTTTTGAAGCGTCACAATCATTACAATCCCGATACTGGCCTTATTCATGGTTCCTTGGATGAGACATCTATTTTTAAGTCTTTGCACACTGTGTTAGAGTCTAAAGTTGTTTCTCTTGAGGATCAATCTTCTTCCAATATTGATGGTGCACTACGTGAGTGGTGGCAGCATGGTAAGGAGGTCTATGAACTTCGTCGTACTCAGATGAAGAAGGTAGCTGACAGGTGCAAGTTGACTGACTTTTGTGATATGTTGGACGAGTCTTATGAAGATCGTCTTGAACATTTCAAGGTCCGTTACATGCAGCCTGATGTTGAAGTTGTTGCCGAAGAAGAATATGTAACTTCTGTCGGTGATGAGTGGGTTTCTGCTGGTGAGTAAGCAGGTCCCCGACCCGGATATGTCGCTAAAATGATCCTCCCCGCACCCATGCGTGGGCTAAGTTTAAAATGGGCTTGTATATATGGATTACTGCACATTTCACTAATTTACCCGTTTATATGTCTTTGTGAACAGCTTTGTATTTGTTGACACTCTGCCAGTTGGAGTACCGGTTTTTACCGGGGGCCTCGTCAGCCAAGTAAACGTAGTTGCTTTTGAATTCTCTGGGCAGAGGTTCTTAAGTATGTTCAAAATATAGCCTACTTCTAATTATAATGATAATAATGGTGATAGTTCACCACCCGTTGCCGGCTCTACGGTAACAAAAACTGCTAAGGAAACGAGTGCACAGACAGTACACTTTGTGGATGGTGATACACCATGGACTTACGACATCGATTCATCTCCGGATGCTACCACTTCTGTGGCTGCTTTCTCAGATGCTCAATTGGGTGACTTTTTACAACGACCCCTTAAGATTCGCGAGTATTCATGGACTCCCAACGCACAACTGTATGAAGTATTCAACCCTTGGTCTGACTTTTTTGGCAACTCCGATGTTTTGGAGAAGATTAATCGTTTCAGGAACCTTCGATGCAAATTGAAGATGAAAGTTCTTGTGAATGGTAACTCTTTCTACTATGGACGCGCCATGATGTCTTACAACCCCTACTTAGTTAATGACAATGTCACTAAGAATAGGGCCTTCTTCATTCAAGATCTGGTCCAAGCAAGTCAAAAACCACATATCCTTTTGGATCCCTGCTCGTCGCAAGGTGGTGAAATGACTTTGCCATTTATTTGGCCAGAAAATATGCTTGACATTACTCTTCCCAATTGGGAAGACAATATGGGTCGTGTAACCATTCACGATTTTGACGTCCTCCAGCACGCTAACGGAGGTACTGATCCCATTACAGTAACAGTATTTGTGTGGTGTGAGGACTTGAAACTTTCAGTTCCTACCACATCTATTGCACAGTCAGGTGTTGCTGATCAACCTCTCGATGAGTTTGGCTTCCCAAGTCCTTTTGTGGAACAAGCTAGTGGAAAATCGAAGGGGAAGAAGATGAAGAAATCCAACAACACTTCCACAACAGACGAGTTCACTAAGGATGGGCTTATCAGCAAGCCGGCTTCTGCCATTGCTAATGCTGCTAATGCCCTTTCTGTGATCCCAGTTCTTGCTCCTTATGCCAAAGCCACTTCCATGGTTGCGACTAAAGTAGGGCAAGTGGCTAAGCTCTTTGGATATTCTCGACCACAAGTCGTTGAAGACACTAGAGTTTATGTGCCTCGGTACATGGGTAACTTGTGTAACTCTGATTCACCTGAACCATTGGTGAAGCTTTCTCTTGATTCTAAGAACGAGCTTTCCATTGATACAAGGGTGATGGGTTTGGGCGGTCACGACGAGCTGACCATTAACTCTATAGCCCAAAGGCCTTCTTTTTGGAGGCAATTTGATTGGCCGGAATCCGCAACCACGGATACCCTACTAACTTCTATGTTGGTTGGGCCATACTACACGCAAACTCTTAATGTTACTCCTGGTCAAGAACTCCATATGACTGCTTTGGCTTTTGCCTCTGCACCATTTTCTTGTTGGCAGGGTTCTTTAAAGTTTCGCTTCAATGTAGTGTGTTCGGAATACCACCGGGGTAGGTTGAGAATTGTTTACAATCCTAATACCAATCCTGCTGGTCCTATACCTTTTAACCAAACTTATTCCACGATTATTGAC